CGGGGTTATTTAACGAAGCTATGGTCTTTAGTTTTCACTATTGTTCACTGCTGGTCTTACGGCTCCTGGCTGTCCGTTTTCACGTACAATCAGTATTAATTGCCTACCCGGAACCGAATATATAACTTGTATTAAACCACTGGATTCCTCCTTTCGTTTTCTAAACTAACTTTATCTTCGGATATTTTATTTGCTAATATAGCTTTCTCTCTTATCTTCATTGTGTAAAACTATGTCAAGTCTTAATTCTAATAATTTTCAAATAAATACTTCTAAGGGTGCCGGTGAGGAGGTGCAAGTTCAAGAACAAGTCACTAACGTCTTCTTTGCTGAAGAGCGTGAAGTTTCTTCGTCTAAAGTTTTTGCCTCTGAGCCCACTTTTTCTTCTTCTTATGTTGATACTGTCAACATGCCTGAACAAAAATGGCTTCTTTCTGAAATTCTTACTCGTCCTGTTCAACTTCCTACTGTTGAATGGTCTACTGCTACTGCCGCTAAAAATATTATCGCTTCTTTTGACATTCCGCGTTCTATTTACAATCTAACTATTGTTCCTATCACTGTACTACTCAGCATGATGTCTTATCTTCGTGCTGATTGGACTCTTCGTCTTCAACTAAACTCCCCTAAATTTTCACAAGGGAGATTACTTGTTTATTTCGATCCTCTTAATAATCGTCCTTTTGCTTCTGGTGGCAGTTCCAATAATTGTATGTCTTTTTATAATTTAATGGTGCTTCCTCACGTTTGGTTGGATCCTTCCGACTCAAAAGTTGTGGAATTAGTTATTCCGTATCGTCATTTTCTTGATTATTTTCGACTCAATTATTCATCTGTTAATTCCCAAGATCCTCGTGAAAACTCTCTTGGGCGTGTTCATTTTATTGTATTTAACCCACTAGAGGTTTCTACTGGTACTTCAACATCTGTTTTCGTTACTCCATCAATTTATGCTCAAAATCCCAGTGTTCATGTTCCCACAGCTCAACACGATATGGAAACTCCTTTGTTTTCTGTTCGTGAGTGTGGTTTGACCGACGTTATTGGTGCCGCAACTGATACTTTTAAAGCTGGTGCTGCTATTGCTTCTGGCTCTCCTACTATGGTTAGTTCTACTTTGAAGGCCGTTGGCAGTGTAACTAAAGTTTTACAAGATCTTGATCGCCCTCTTTCTGTTGGTGAAGTCATTTTACCGTGTAATCGTATGCTTGCTCCTTTCTCTCATGGTTCTGGTGTTGATTCTTCTATTAGATTGTCTCTTCTTGAAGGTTCTCAAACCCAAACTCCATCTGAAATAGCTGGTGATGCTCATAAAGAATCTGATCTTTCTCCAATACTTAAAATTCCTACTGTAATTTCTATTCAGGATTGGTCCTCTACACAAGGTTCCGATACACCTTTGTTTCTTTTACCTGTTACTCCTAATTATCACATACAAGAAGCTTATTCCTCAACCACTTATATTGGCTCTTTCTCTAATCTTGGAGCTTGGGCATCTCGATTTAAATACTGGCGGGGTGGTATTCGTTTTATTTTTGATTTTGTTTCTACGCAATTTCATGCTGGCCGTCTCCGTGCTTCTTTCTTTCCTAATCAATTCTTTGGTCTCTTAGCTGATGCTCCTAGTTCTGCTGCTGGCACTTCTGTTCCTAACATGATAATGGATTTACAAGCTAAGAAAGAGTTCGAGTTCGTTGTGCCTTGGTACAGTGGAACTCCTTATCGTAAATGTACACATCCGTATGATGCTACGCAAGAAATCAATCAACACTTTCGCAGTAATAATTATGGCGTCTCTGGCACTGTAGTTATTTATGTTCTTAATCCATTAATCGTCAACAATAATGCTCCTGCTGCTATTCACATCAATGTTCTTATGTCTGGGGCTGATGATTTTGAATTATTTGGCCCCTGTCCCCCTCAACCAGAGCTGGTGAATCCTGTTCTTAAAACTATTCCTTTTGTTATTAATCCATCAGATGACAATTTAGAAGAAGTTATTGAATGTGGTTTGACACAAGTCCCTGGTGATGTCATTGAAGGTGAGGATATGATTCTTAAACCTGTTGCTAACATTCTTTCACATGGTTCTGGAATCGTAAAATCTCCCTCAATGTATCAAGCTGGTGAGTCTCATATGAATATTAAAAATCTTATTCGTCGTTTTGGCTTTCTTGCTCAATTTGGTTTACCAAATCCAATGGTCATAGCTCCTGCTTGTGTTCGTATACGTATTCCTCAGAATCCAACTCTTACATTTAATACAAATTCTTCTACTGATAATAGACCCCTTAATTTATTCACTTTTGTAAATACTATGTTTGCAATGTGGAGAGGCTCTATTCGTTATAAATTTGTTTCTCCTGTATCTAAAAATGCTCAATTACTTGTTTATTCTTACCATAATTTGTTGGGTGCATCAACTGCTATCATCAATGGAGTCATTCAATTTCCTTTCTTTGCTTTTTCCTATGGTTCCGCTGTTAATAATTTTTCTCATACTCCCGCTTTCGAGTTGGAAACACCGTTTGTTTCAGGCTTTACTAATTTGGTTACTTATAACCCTAAAGGTTTATTATCTTCAAGATTCTACTCTGTCTCTAGTCTCGATCTTATTTGTTCTTCTACTGCTGATGCTGTTTTTCCTGTTGTTGCTGGTTCATACATCGACTGCTTTGTCGGTGCCGGCGATGATTTCGTTCTTCACTACTACCTAGGTCCGTTAATATTTGTTTGTCCAGGTCTTAATTTTCCCATCGTGTGAAGACCAGAGGTAAAATCGTAACTTTCAAAATTTATTATCTGGTGATTGAGTGTCTGTATCTTGTGCGCATTTTACAACACAACACATCACTTTGGTTTTAAATCTAGATCGTTACTTTTGAGCTTTACTGGATTAATCTGCTCTGAGTTGGTAAGGGGTGGAGTTTAATTATACTCCCTATGCTTTTAGCGCCCTAGCCCATCCAGCCACACTGGTAGCTGCCAGGTGCGAACACTTATGGCTTCTTCTTTTTCTTATAGTTCTGCTGTGGAAAACGAAGCCAACTCTCCTTGTGACTTTGTCACGAGATTTGGCTTAGAGAACCCCTTAGGTCGAGTGATGAGACCTGAAGAGGTAAGGTGCTATAGGCACGCGAGGCAAGAGCTCCGCAATACGCTTGCGCGAGCGATCGCATGGTCAGGAGAAGTTCCTCGGAACCATCCGGACTACATGACGATGAACGACATCAACCAACGTTTACGAGCCATTTTCCTTAAAATTCCATCATATGAGGAAGTGACTGAAGCAGGTTTTACTGAGTTTTTATTCGGTAAAGAGCGTACTGCTAAAGTAGACGAGACCCTTGATAATGTTAATAAATTATCTCATTTTGCCACAACTTGCTTACAAGCTTTTAATGGTAAAACTACTGAAGATTTAAATGACATGACCGAGGAGGAACGTGACGCTACATTTCCACCTACACCTACAAGTTTTGCTGAAGAACATTTTCCAAACATCTTAATGAATGGACCTAAGACTTTCATGCACACCATGAACAATCTTAGTATCAAATTAGCAATTTCCGCAAAACTCTTCATATCTTGCCCCACGTGGCTCGATAAATTTCTTTGCGTCGTTATGATGTATATAGATATTACCGGTTTTAAAATCGCTCTTACAGATCTTTTGAACGCTTTGCGTACTCTTTTTAAGAGAGCTTGGGCCCATCATTCTTTCGACACGATGCGTTACCCAGACATAGATTACACCAAATTTCCAAGACCCCAACACCAATGGGCAGACCCACCCCCAACCCCCGAACCTGCTGAGACCCAAGATCCGAATCAGGAAGTCCCTTATGAGGAAGCCACTGAAACTGGCGCCACAGAAGTGATTTCAGCTATCGTTATGATAGGAGGGTTCCTTACGTATGGGAAAATGCCCGATAAAAGCTCGACTGCCAAAGTCATCGGTAGTTTAGCAACTAAACTTCAAAACATCGGAAAAATGTCAAATGGAGTTCATGGCGGAATTAAATTATACCAAACACTTGTGTTAGGCGTAAATGAATCCATGGATAAATTTGTAGATATCATCTGTCCCGAAAAGAGTTCTCTTCGAATTCTCGACGAGAATAAAGAACGCATATCCGCTTGGATGGATAGAGTTAATCAACTAGACCGAGAAGACACTTACATACGTCTTACATGCGACCCTGCACTACATACTGAAATTGGACGTCTTCGCGACCAAGCTGATGAATATAGCGCTATATATCAAAAATTAGACTATCGACCTCTCAACATTTCTGCTTTATTTATGAAAGCTGTCAACGCTATAATTCGTATCTCAAACAAAGCCACTCACATATCACTAAATATTGGGTGTAGACCCGATCCCTTTTGTGTTTATTTGTATGGCGAGCCTGGCGTTGGTAAATCATTCATTTCCACCGAACTTATACATGAGGTTGCCGATAAATTTAATGTTCCAAAATTCCGTAGAATGTACCCACGTTCCATGGATGAAAAATTTTGGTCCGATTATTCTCAACAATTTGCAGTCGTAATAGACGACTTCGGACAACTCCGCGACCCTACACAATTCGATCCATATGCTGAATTCATTGCTATTAAAAGTCCTGTTCCTAAAACAGTACAAATGGCAGAAGTTTCAGAAAAAGGCCGACAATTCACCTCACAAATGATTTCGATCTCATCTAACATCGCATATCCTAATCCAAACTCAATTCAAGACCGTAAAGCTCTCTGGCGTCGTCGTGATGCCTTAATCGAAGTAGTGAAACAATCACAGGTTTTACTTACCAAAATTAAGATTGGCTCGACTGACCACTTAAAATTCCGCTTTCTTTCTCCTGTAGAAGAAGGTAAGGCTTTAAGTGAATTTATGGATTATGCAACACTCAAACAACGCGTAATCGAAATGGCCACTGAACATCTAGAACGACAGAAGGAAGTTGCTGCTTATCTCAATCGGCGCGATTTCACTCCTACTAAGGAATGCGGTGACTCTGAAGATGAAGAAGAACTTTTTGATGAACTCGAATCAACACGCGAATTGCTTCTAAAAGTTCTTAGTGGAGCTGAACGAGGTTTCAGTTCTGGAGAACGCTTTGTACGTATATCTGCCACATCACATCCGTGGTATAGTACACGTGGGAAGTATTCACACACACACACACAGATTGGGC